AGTGCTGACCAAGACCATTGATGCCTTGGGGACTGTTATCAAGGGCGCAAACAACGGTTCTGAATGGGGAGGCGTCAATACCAACATTCCCACTATAAGCTGGGTCTACCTGACAGATACTGTGCGCATTGATGTGCTGAAGGAAAAGCTGCGAATCGGCGCCATCATGACCACCCCCACGGGCAGCTTCGAAGTCTGGGGCGTAGGTTTTGATACCGTAGCCTCTCGCGCCTACATTATGGCTACCGCCATTACTGGGACTGTGACAGCTGGACAGACACTGACTCAAGCAGCCGGACAAACCACGGCCAGCGGTGGCAATTATGCTACCGACCGAAGTGGCACGGTTATCACGTCCGGGCAAAGTGGTTTTCGCGTTATAGGCGGCTTGAACGCCTTCTTCGGCCCAACCACGCACGTCCGCTACCTGCGTACTGCTGGCATGGTGTCTACCGTTGCGGACCACATTGTGACAGCCACCACCGAAGTGTCGGTGAACTGTGAAACGAGTCAGCTGAACTGGTACTTGAATCGTTATGGCACCGTAGCCTTAGCCACTGCCCGCCTGCGCTTTCTTGGTACCAGTCTTGAAAGCTATCAGGCTGCCGACTTAGGCAGCACCACCCGTCGATGGGGCACGCTCTTTGCCACAACGGGGACCATCAACACGTCCGATGCCCGAGCCAAGACGGATGTTCGTGAGATGACTGTGCCGGAACTGGAGGCATCTAAGGCTCTGGCAAAAGAGATTGGTTTCTATAAGTTTCTCTCTGCTGCCGAGGACAAGGGTGATGGTGCCCGCGATCACTGCGGCATGACCGTTCAGCGGGCCATTGAGGTCTTGGAGAGCCACGGCCTGTCAGCGTTTGATTACTCCTTCATTTGCTACGATCAGTGGGATGATGAGTATGAGGAAGTAGACGGAGTTAGCACGCTTGTGGCGCCCGCTGGGGATATCTTCAGCTTCCGTATGGATGGGCTGCTGGCGTTCATCGCCAGAGGATTTGAGCAACGACTCTCTGCGTTAGAGGCGCGGTAGCAAAAGTTCCCTCAAGGCCCGCCCACACGGCGGGCTTTGCATTTCTGTTATGCTGAATAAATCTTACAGACACCAGACTTTAAATTCAGGGCGGCATGATGGAAGTAGCACGACTGGTTGAACTGCTCGGCAACAAGAAAGCGGTGGCTGAGGCGCTGGGGTTGGCCTACCAAACCGTTTATTGCTGGGGCAAGGACATACCGCCAAAACAGTTACCCACTGTGCTGGTGGCGCTGGAGACAAAAAGCATTGAGGCGATGGAGCATTCCAAACGGCTGGCGCGTGAAGCCAAGGCGCTGCGCATTCAGCTGACCACCGAATAAGCCCCCACCCGGCCATGGCGCCGGCATGCAAACCCGGAATCTCTCCCCCTTTCCCCGCGTGTGACACTACTGCCCTAGCATTCTATGGGGTGGGACATGATCGAAGAATCACGGTTTTATCGCGAGGTGCGCCGGTTCGCCACCACTGAGCCGACCTATTCCGCCAACTGCCAAGTGATCCGCACGCTGCCCAGTGACCGACACAACCTGTCGGCGGTGGCGCGACGGGCGCTGGGTGACGCGACAGAGACGCGCGTGATCCTAGCCGCGGCAGGCCTGCCCAATGTCGACTCCCCGCTGGTAGAGCAAGACCTGGTGCTGCCGACGATTGCCTACCTGCGCTATCTGAAAGAAAAGTGCGGGATCACCACCGCGGTTAGGACGGTTCGTTAATGGCGGCCAAGGAACAGGACCGGCCGGATGTCGTCCAAGATGCGCGCAAGGCCGGAAAGGAGGCGCGGTTAGCCTTTGAGTTTGACCTTAAACGCCGTCTCGGGGACCAGGCCAAGATCCTGTCCGCCGACGACATGGGCGGCCTGTACGAGCCCAAGCGGGGGCTGTTTACGTCGATTGACGGCAAGCCCCGCATGCTCACCTTTGACGACATCCTGGCTTTCAAGGCGGCCGTCAAAGACATTCAGCGCATGCACGGCCAGCACAGCAAGCAGGCGTCCGGCGGGATCCTGGTCAAGAAGGTGATCGACCTGTCCACGCCCCAGGACCGGGAGCGCGCCAACAAGCAGATTCATTTCGCGGTACCGATGAGCAACCGCGCCGGCGTGGTGCAGTTCCAGACCAATGCTGGCCCTAACTCCGACGTCTCGCGCCACACGGTGATGGTTCAGTTCCTCAGCTATGACGCCGCCCTGTCGAGTGGACAGCCGGCGGCCGAGGCTGCCAAGGCGTTGGCGCGCGGCAAAATCAAGTACGACTGCGACTGCAACCGGCACACGTTCTGGTTTCGCTACATCGCCAGCATTGGCAACTTCAACTATGGGCGCGCCGAGGACGGTTTTCCGCGCCTCCGCAACCCCAAGCTGTACGGGGTGGCCTGCAAGCACGTCATCCGGGTTATGGGCACGCTGGGGCACGCTGGCACGTTCAACAACTTCGCCAAGAAGATGATCGATCACGGGCGCAAAACGCTGAGCAGCAAACAGCAGATCATGACGGTGAAAGAGCAGCAGGCGTTTATCGACAACGCCGCCAGCGCTCGCAGCCGGGCTCGTACCGTCAAGACCTCCGAAGAGAAGCGCCTGGAGCGTGCCGCACAGCCTGCGCAGCAACGCAAGGCGGCCGAGGCTGCCAAGGTCCGGGCGGCGAACGAATCGCTGCGCAAGACGCACGCCACCAAGGTCAACAAGCCGGTGCCGCTGGATAAGAAAATCAAGGCCATGATGAAGCTGGGCTATTCCGAACAGGCCGCGCGGATCGCCATCACCGCCGCCGACAACGCACAGGGTTAAGACATGCTCAATAACGTCGCAATTCAGATCAACCGGGCCAACCGCCAGCGCACCCTGCGCGAGCCCAACGCTATCGAGTGCGTGCTGTTCACCAAGCAAGTCAACCGGGAGTCAGACAGCACCAGCCATGACGGCTATCCCACGCTGGGCGGTGCTGGCGTGATGAGCGATGAGGATGAGGTGAACTATTCGTGGGTGTACGCCTGCGATGCCAAGATTCACTTTGCCCAAGGCTTCGCCGCGCCACTGGGGAACACGTCAGACGATGGTGGGCGCCTCAACTATCCCGAGGGCGTGACAGAGGCGTCTATCGAGCCAATCCTTGACCCTGGCGCCGAAGGCTACGTGCAGCCGGCCAAGCGCATGCTGGTGGCCTTGCTCATGGGTGACGGCCTGATCATCAACTACGAGATTGTTGACGTCACCGGTAACGTCAACATTCCGCCGTACACCCGCAAGTACCTGGTCAATCCGCGCCCGGATGAAGAGGTTACCGGCGATCTGGAACCATAGCGCGCACGTCCTCGATATGGTGCAAAGCCCTGCCCGGGAGGGCTCAAAACCGCCTGTACGCTGACCGGTAAATGGGACTAATGCGTACAGACAATGGCCGACGAAAAGAAACCGAAAAAGAGCTGGTTGGGGTCGCTTGCCGGCACCACCAAGCTTTTGCTGGGCGAGGTGAGCACGGCGCCCGAAAACCGAATGGAAGGCATCAGCACCTTCGACGCTGATTACGTCGGCATTGAAATGCTGTTGGGGTCGAGTGATCGCCCGGCCCGGTCCCGTTCTGCGATCTATCAGAAGTGGCACTACATGATTCAGGACGGGCTGATCAGCACCATCCTGCGTTTGCACGTACAGATGGCGCTGGGCGGCCACGAGACGACCGGGGAAACGATCTTTATCGAGCCCAAGCCCGGTATCTCGGCGGCGGATAAGAAGGCCGTCGACGAGCTGCAATTTATCGCCAAGATCCTCAACAAACACGCCCACAGCATGTGTTTCACCGCCTGCGCCTTCGGGGATGCCTACGCCCGGCTCTACACCAAAAAGAACGAGGGGATGTTTGCTTTCGACAGCGAGCAGCCGTTTGCGCCCCTGGTGCAGGCCTACGAAGAGATTGGTCAGACCGTGGGCTACATCGTCAGTCTCGGGTCGAAGCTGCAAAGCCGCTTCAATCACCTGGACATGGTGCGTATGCGCATGCCGCGCATGGTGTACCTGCCGCAGATGCGCGCCATCGAGAACGCCC